TAAGAAAAATTGTGGTTATTTGGAGAAAAACCTTAACCGGGAGCTGTATATTTAAGGAATTAACTATGTTAGTAATAACGTCGTTAACAGTATTAAATATAGTAATTATTTCTTCTTACGGCGATCTTTCTTTTTCTTCTGTTTTTCCTCGAACTCCTTGTTGTAACGATGGTTGAATTTCTTCTTTTCGCGTATGTATGGATAACCTAACATTACGTGGATTTCGACTCCGTCACGTACTGCTATGAAGTAAGGCTGGTCATAGGGTGACTGTGATATATGGGTTTCTTTTATAAAACTGCCGCGTTCTATTTCTTTCTGGTACTCGAGGTCGAGTTTCTTTATAGTATTAATTACTCGGATTATTTGTTTCATAGATACTGTTAATATAGTAAATTTTATTAAATACTGATGTAAATTTTAACTTTACACATAGTTCTTTTTATTGCAGCCATTTCAACGTGCCGACCGTGCGTAGCACGCAGCGACCTTGTCGCCTCCCAGCGGGCTTGTAACGGTAAATTTTAACAGTGCATAGCATTCCATTGTTCTATACTGTGTTACTCAGTTACTTTGATTTTTACTGTTACTCAGTGACTTAGCAAGCTCTGCGAGGCATTTGGCCGCTGATCGCGGCGCCTTCGGCGTATGCTCTCTTAGTGCTCGTATTCTCAGTGTACAACAAGGCTAAGGAGCAATCTTATTAATCAAAGCCTATCGGGACGGCTGTGCGAATACCCCGAGCTACATCTTTGAAGACCTACAGCGCCATATCAAGAACTCGCTACGTTCTTAGTCTACTTTCTAGGAATTACTGCAAACAGTAGGGTTACTTTAGGCCATGGGTTTGGACTTAGAATTTCAGCCTCTGTTCTTTCACGGCACCTATCTTACCGTGACAGCTAACTCCGTACTACCGCTTTCCGTCCTGGGGAGTTAGATTCTAGTTTCTGGAAATATGTCTCGCGGTGAAACCTATAATGTCCGTGGTAAAAATAAAAGAGAGGATTCCTAATTGTGGGCTTAGAAATCCTCTCGATTCATATGAAAACTCTCAAAGAACAAACCCACAACGTTCTTATCTTATTTATTATTTCAAATATAGCAAATTGCGTAATTTTGTAAACTATTTTTTGTGTTTCATAAATTTTCTTCTGAATTTTCAGAAAAATGTAAATTTTTTGTTACATTAGGCTGAAAATTTATTATATTTGTTTCATAATGAAACGACAAGATAACCAAAAGTGGAAAACGAAGTTCCGTTCTAGCAAGGAATGGAAGGAATTCAGGGACAGGATGAGGGAAAAGCAGAAGGTGGACCCAGTTACGGGCGCCAAGCTTACGAGGTTCGCCAACCTTCACCACAAGGACCTGGACGAGGCAAACTACACAGACCTTTCCGACGAGGACGACTTCGTATTCGTAAACCAGATGACGCACAAGTGCATCCATTTCCTGTTCTCGAAATCGAAACCGAAGGAATGGAGGCGCCGCATAGAGAAACTCATAGAAATTTTAGAAGACATGGAGAGAATCAATGGGAAGACCGAAGAAGAATAACGATTACGTGGATAACGAAATACTCAAGGAACTTTTGCAGAAGTACATAGAGTCAAATCCGGCTGACCAGGGCCAGTGGCTCGAGAAGTACGAGAAAACGATGCGTACGCGTACCCAGAACAAGCCGGACAAGTGGGCCGAGGTTCAGGACTTCATGGAGTTCAGGCGAGCCCTGTACGCGTCCAAACGGCCTTTAAACGCGTTCCAGCCTACAGCCGACCGACTGATACCGATGCTGTACAAGATTATCGACGGAAGGATGGCGTCGTACAAGATTTTCGACAATACCGACATGAAACAAGATGCTATGATAGCCCTCCTAAAGTACATGAACCGTTACGACTACAGGAAAGACACATCCGCGTTCGCTTACGTATCAGAAATCGTGACGCAGGCCATCAACCTGCACCTCGCAAAGGAAAAGGAATCCAAGCTCGACGGAAACCTGGTATACGAGCACGAGCTGTTCGATACCCGTGGAGTCGATCAAATGGGTGACAAGCCAGGTGAGGAAAATCCGGAATAATTTCGAAACCAAAAAATGTTTATAAAAGTTTGCTATATTTTAATCTAATAAATATTATAAAATTATTTTTGAGGATTAAACATGAATAAACGAAAAATAAGCATTAAGGAACTGGCCGAGAGGGAACACGTTTCGCCGGCGCAGATAATCTACGACAAGTACAGCCAATACGCAAGGGACAGGCGCATAGATGCGGTCGAAAACTACGACAAGGCATGTTCTGAAGATTTCGAGGGATGGACTCTACACCACAGGAAGGAAGACAAGTATACGGCCAAGGAACTGATAGCCATGAAGGACTATTACTACGTAGACCCTAACGAGCTCATCTGGCTCACCGAATCCGAACACGATGCTATCCACAAGGAAATCAACAAGCTGCCGTGGAGAATCGAACTCGAAACCAAGAGGGTAGAGCACCTGAAGAAATCAATGCGAGCCTGGTCAGAAGAACGCAAGGAAAAGCGTGCACAGGCCATGAGGGATTGGTGGGACGAAGAACAGCGCAGACGTATAAAGGAAACCCGAGACGCCAAGAGGGAAAACGGCGAGAACCTCGTCAACGTCGCGCAGCTCGATTCCAAGGAAGCATACAGGGAATACCAGAAGCAGTACCAGAGAATCCATTACCGCAAGAACAAGCAGGCGTGGCTGGACTACAACGCAATAAGAAGACTAAACAAGAAGAGCACAGAGGAACTCATCGATATTTTAGAACAGAAGAGAACCCGCTCCTGTATGCCGGAAGAGAAGAAACAGCGCCTCATAGGACTGATTATGAAGGTACTGAACGAAAGGGAAGACTTCATTACTTGCGAAAAGTACCAGAAGATTATCGATAACGAAAGTATCGAAACAATCAAGCGACAGATTGAAGAACTTAACAGAAAACTGGAGAACATGCAGCGTGGACTGTAAATTTATTTTAACGCATAAAGACATAAAGGACGTACCTGAAGGCTATACCGTCATAGACAACAGGGAAAACAAGGAACTCGACCACAGGCTCTATTCGGAGTGGTCGGGTATCGATTTGATATGCAAGGCTTTCGACAAGATGAACGCCGAGAAGGTGGCAGACAAGACCGGACAGACGAATCCGAACTTCCCGCCGGACTTCGTTACCGTAGCTCATTACAGGAGAATGCCGGATCCTGACTGCACGAAGAGAATCTACGTAGCGCAGCCTAAGGTTTTCCCGTGCTCCGTAGCCCAGCAGTACGCTTCCATGCATTTCATAGATGACTTGAAATATCTGAGAGAGTCAATCAAGGCCCTATATCCTCACCTCGTGCAGCATTCCGAACAGGTGCTCAACGGGAATATCTTCATACCTTATAATATAGTTACGTGTCCTTACGGCCAGTTCCGAGACTGGGCAGCTTTCGTAATCAACGTACTGAAGAAGGCGCACGAGCTCGCAGGGAACCATACGTTCGAGGAAACAGTCGAAATCATAAAGAGACGCAAGGTACCTGAAAACGAAGGACGCGACAACAGGCCAGAATACCAGGCAAGATGGCTTTCTATGCTTTCGGAACGCGCCTCTACGATTTACTGGCTGCAGTGCGCCAAGCAGGTTCCTGTTTTCCCAATGAAGATTAACTTACTAGAAAAAGGACAGAAGATTTAATGAAAGACACTATATTGATTATTTCAGGCGAAATGGCTGGCGGTGGTGGCTGTTACAATCTGAGAATCCAACAGTTCGCCAACCTGATAAACCAGACTAACCAGTTCGGCGTAAAGGTAATAGTTTCGCAAATTCCGATTTTCGACCCAAATGTTCTTAACCAGTGCAGGGGCATATTGGTACAGAGGCCGTTCCAGCCTATGCCATGGCTAAAGCATTACAGAGAGCTACAGCCTAAGTACGGCTACAAGATGAGTTTCGAGGTTGACGACGCGTTCTGGGGAATAGTTCCTGACTACAACGCTTCATCGCTGCAGCCTAAGGATTTCAACATGATTGACAAGATTTCCCACGAGAACCTTCAGTATTTCGACTGCGGCATAGTTACGACGGATTTTCTCGCGGAATACCTGCACAAGCATCACGGCTTCTGGAATACCGTCATAGTTCCTAATACTGCCGACCGTTCGATATACCAGTCGAAACGCAAGGACTTCTTCAGGGACAAGCCGTTGGTCATTTCTGCAGGAGCATGTCAACATACGTTGGAACCGAATCCTTTTAGCCAGCAGAACCCTGTAGGCGTACTCGGAAAACGAGGTGACTATGTAGGTGCTTGGCCTGAATTCCTCAAGAAGAATATCGACAACATGGACCTGCATTACTTCGCCAATATACCGTATTTCCTTAACGAAGTCTGCGAGAAGATACAGGTTCATCCGTGGAAATATACTTCTCTGTATTCTGCGGAACTTAATACTATACAGCCTGACATCATTATCGCTCCGTTACAGAATAACGATTTCAACAGGGCAAAGAGTTCGTTGAAGTTCGCGGAGGCGTGTGCATGCGGAGGCATCCTTATGGGATCCGATTTCCAAGGCGGTCCGTACGAGATGATTCACTCGCTGTGCAAGGTCCCAGACAATCCTACTATTGAACAGCTAGAAACCGTATTCAATAACATAAAGGAACACTGGAAGGAAATTCTTGCGTACCAGTATAACTTTATCAATACTAACGGCTGGTGGCTGCAGTCTTCGTACCACATGACGAAATGGCTGAACGCTATTACTGTACAGAACGAGGTGCTTATATAATGCTTAAAACAAACGAAATAACAGAAGATATGGTCCGCAAATATGCAAAAGCTGAAATTGTACATGCATTAGATGAAAGTATAAAGTCATATAAGAAATGGGGTATGATGAATCTTGAAGCTTTAGATCCGGATTATACCGAAGAACAAGTAAAAGACGTTGAAAGAGCCGCTCATAATAGTGCTATGTTCTGGCTCAAGCGTAAATATTACGAACTATATTCGTTATCTCCTACTGAACCTGAACAGATTGAAACCTATAAGAGACTGCACCAGATGGAAATCGAATCAAGTCTTGACAATCTCATGGGCGAACCCGTAAAGGAAGTAGAACTTATGCAAATATAGTTTTGCGATAAAAACTAAGTAGAAGGGTTTACAAGGCCCTTCTATTTTGCTATATTACTTTATGAACAACAACAAAAAGGAACAACAATATGAACGACTACATTCAACAACTCAAAGAATACAAAAAAGAAAGATGGGAAGGTGTGCATATTCCGTGGACTGAATCAGACGTGAGAACACTTCTTGAAACAGGTAAATGTGAAAATCATTCTGAAATGTCATGCAAAAATATGTTATCACAATTGATTAATGATCGTGCAACTAGGAGTAAATTCTGTGGACTTGTACATGAATTTAATGAAAAATTAAATAGTAAAAGAAAATGTGTACCTTTCAATAAAGAAGAAATTGAATTAATTGCACGACATATAATACCATATGGCCGTGCTAAAACTAGCTGCTGTACTTATGGAAGTGCTAATAAACTTTATGGCGATGAAAAACCGAGTAGGCAGCCTTGGTCTTATGAGAGTAAAAAGGAATACGAAGCACGTACTGGTAAACCGGTTCCTAAAGAAGAAACAGTAATAGAAACAGTTAAAAAACCTGTCAAGGAAGAAGCCGTAGAAGCTAAGACTCCGACTGACTTCGAATTGCATGCTGAAGCCATCAAGACCATGGTTTCTGGCGGAATGGAAGTTGAGAAGATTATGAAATTACTCAATATCGACGAAACAACTCTCAACGCATTCATGCATTTGATGACGAAGTATAATTTTTAATAAGAGGGGTTTACAAGACCATTACACTTTGCTATATTCATACACGTAAACAACAAACCAAAGGAACAACTATGAACAAGACTACAATTTATCTCACTTCCATGACTCCGTGCATTATCTTCGGCAAGTACGGTTGGAACTTCATTTTCGTCGATACGAAGAATAACAAGTATGTAAAAGACGAAGACGAAACCAAGGCTTGGCTTCTCAGGAATAATATTAAGCCCGATGAATTCGTCAATCATTGCTGGGATGAATACTATTCCATGAAGGACGCCGGAATCGAATATGGCCTTATCAGCTATTTCACTAAGGACGATGAGAAAATTTTCAACTATGCACAGACGCTCGATGTAAAGAGTGAATATGAAAAGGTATTTGATTTCTAAATGATTGAAGAAATGATTTTAAGACTAGTGGAGCAGCTCTATTCTGGAACTAGCTCCGTGAGCTACAAAGGCATATATTTCCAAGTAAGAGAACTTGAATATGTGTCGCCTATTGACTTTAGGACTTCGGTACATATATGCATAGATATACCTAGTTATTTCGGATTAGAAACAAATTATGTCTCTGTTGCATATGAAATGACGAAGAGCTGGGCCATGACTGACGCAAAGGCTCGTGAGAACGCGTGTTTCAGGCTCGCCACGCATTTCGTAAAGGAAATATTGCCTAAGATAGATTTCAAGTTGAATACTATCATGCATAACGAAGAAGTAGAAGAAATACTAGAGGTATTAGATTAATGTGTAAATTTTGCGATTTAGAACTTTATAATCATATGGCATCAATAGCAGGGTCTTTACCCTATAAAGATTGGCCTAAAGAAGTTAAAGACTATTATAATTGGATGAATGAATTATGGGATGAAGGCTGGAAATGGGAAATAGATGATAATGGTAATGTATTACTAATAATGCATAATGATGGTGGATATGATTATACAACATTAGACTGTAAATTCTGTCCTAAATGTGGTCGTGATATGCATGAAATCGCATTAAAATATTTGAATAAAAAGAACGAAGAAGAAATTGATAAAGCACTTACATAATGAAGAAATATTAGAGGTATTAGAATGATTATTCAATGGACTTTACAAGTATTAGCCGGTACTATAGTTGGATGCGTAATTGGATATTTTCTTATAAGGATATTTACCAAGCTACGAGTATTCTTATTTAGAAAAAGTAGCAAATTTATTGAAAGTAAAGAAAAAATTGAAGAATTTCATGTTTTACAATTTTATAATACGTTTGGATTTTACTATGATGATCTAATAAAATATGCGCCCGAACTTGATGAATTTATAACAAGTCAAGTAAATCCACATGTAAGGGATAGGGTTGCATTTAAAATGATTAAAATGCGTGAAATTTATGAATCAATTAATGCGGTAGAGCAAATCGATATTATGAAGTTCAAACAGACTATCGAAAATATAAAGAATCAAAAGAATTTGGATGCATTAGATTAAATATTGTCCAGGCGGTTCGGTTTATTGTGGTTCCTTTCTATTTGTTGTTCTCCGGATCGCCTGGACACTTTTTTATGAGAAAGGGGTTGACAAGAACCTTTTATTTTACTATATTAATGACATAAACGAACAACAACATCAACAAAAGGAACAACAATGATTACTTACAACGAAGCACAGAACCTCATCAACAACGAAGGTTTTATCGACATCAATTCCCGTACCGGATATGTGAAAGTTCAGGAATGGTCCGGTAACGATGGTCGTTATTTTGTTCGTGAAGACCACTGCATCTGCAAGATGAGGAAAGTCAAGATTGTCGAAAACAAGGAATGGTGGGAAGCATATCACAGACGTACTACTCCAGAAGAATTTAAGAATTACGAGAACTGGACTGCTGAACAGAAAGAACTCGACAAGAAGTATTTCACCCCTATTGGAAGGTCTTTCCAGCTCAAGAGACAAGATAAGTATTTAATCGACATGACAGCTGAAGAATTCATTAACGCCTATAACGAAGGCAAAAAGTGGCGCATGAAGACCGAAAACAACAAGCTTCTCCGTGAACTCAGTATTCTTGGCTAACGGGTAAACTGAAAGAAAAAGTCTTATAGTAAGGGTTGACAAACGTCTTCCCTTTTACTATATTATAAAGGTAAACAACAAAGGAGCCTACCATGAAACAGTTTATCGCTATCGCCATCGCAATGACTTTGATTTATGTTCTCGCCGTAAACGAATTCATTACTGCATTGAAGATTATCGGTTTCGGTTCTATCGCTGCTATCGCATTATATAGTGTTTGCCTTACTGCTTACTGTGTAAAGAATTGGAATAAAATAGAAGGAAAGGAACCGGCTAAGTCCCTTTCCATTGATATTCTTGAAAACTAACGACCAAAAACGTCTTTGATTTTCGGGCGCGGTTTCTTTTTACCGTCACACATTATTCACCTCCGAAGATTTCAGAAATTTTTGGTTTGCCTTTCTTCTTGTCTTCTACGAACTTATTAAGGTTAGTACCGAAGAACAAGTTAGGAAGAGTCATCGTAGCTCCTGCAGAAGTATTACGACCTGCAAAGTTAGACAAGTAATTCTTTGCTGTTTCAGGCGATATTCTCCACAAGAAAGAAATTAACGATTCTTTAGGATTGTAACCTAAGGCGTAAAGTTCTTTCATATCGAATGTCGAAATCTTTTCGCCTTTGTTAAGCTTTTCCAATACATCCTTTACGGCCTTGTCACGTGGCTTTTTGAAGGCACCGCGTACATCGTCACTATATGCTTTTAACATACGATTACGTTCGTTTTCACGTGCTTTAGAAAGATTTACAGCGCCTTTTATCATTTCAGCATTTTCTTTAATATTCTGTATTGGATGTCTTAATGTCTGTAGACCAACATTTGTATCTTCAAACCAGTTATTACGCGCAAGCTTATTATTAGCCTTATATGCATCCATTTCCTTTTCAGGAATAATGCCTGCATCGTGCTTGCGAGCTTCATATAATGGCTTTACAGTATAGTCTTTCAAACCGTATTCCTTGATAGCCTTTTCTGGATTATCAGAATACAGGATTTTCTTAGTCTGACTGACATATCCCAAATCTTCAGTAGGCAAAGGCATGCCTTCAGCATCAGTCTTGAACTTACTCTTAAGCTTAAATACAGCACCGTCTAAGATTTTCTTTTCTGTATCTGCAGCTTCTTTTGCAAGCTGGTCTGTTCTACCCTTGACATCTACACGCTGAGAATACTTTTTACCAGGAACAGTAAGATAACGAGTACCTCTGTCCATAACTCTAGGAATAAGCATGTTAGTGCCTGCACCGAGTAATGTGTTTACACCGGCTACAGCAGGATCCATATCGTTAGAAACTGACTGACCTACGTTAGTAATAGCAGGCGCAGCGACCAAGCCTAGTTTTCCGCCGCCTAACATAGCAAGGTTAGTACCGGCATCGAATGCAAGCGGAACACCGAGATTAGGTTCTTCGTTTTTCAATAAAGCCTGTTTTGCATTTTCCTTAGCAACAGGAAGCATGAAATCTACTGCAAAGTTAGATTCGTTATCGAATATATCCTTGATAGCAGTCTTACGCTGGTTCTCGCGAACGTCGGCAAGGTACTTCTTGAATTCTTCGCCCTGTTCAGAATTAATGAAATCTGTCCACTTCATCGTATTCGGATTGTACATGTGCATATCATATGCAATCTTCTGAAGACTTACAGGGTCATCAATATTGAACATATTGGAATCGATAAACTTCTGCAGCTTATCGTAATCCGCTTCTGTATCTCTGAGCTTTTCTCCCTTTGTATTTTCATACGCAGACTTCCAGTTAAAATTAAAATCATTATTTTTAATAAGGTCGTCAGGAATACGTTTTACAGGCTGTACGTATGCGTCTTTAACACGCCCGCCTTTTACTGCAGCATAAGCACGGTCGGCTTCAATAATTTTAAGAGCTTCGTCTAATTTCTGTTTTGCAACAGGATTACTGTTAACTAAGCTCGGATTCTTAGTTAAAGTATTATGTAAATTAACAGCCGCACGAACTTGAGCCATGGTTGGTGCTTGAGCTTCTGCACGTTCAAAATCGACCATAGCTTCGCGTTGTTCATTACTACGGTACTCTTCCGGTAGTAATTTTAATCTTTCGTATTTTTCTTTCGATATTACGGCCATTTACTTACCCTTTTTTTGAGCTTTCCACATTTCTTGCCAAGATTTCTGTTCGTCAGAATCCAATAGACTATAATCGATGCCCATTGTAGATAACCAATTTTTCATATTCTTAACATCCTGGGTTGCAGCTTCATGCTTCTTCAATTTGGCACTAAGATTTTTTGCATCTTCAAGGTCATTTGGATCCCAGTTAATATTAGGGTCATTAATAGCAGCATCAAGTTCTGCACTAGTTAAATCCTTTTTACCTTGTAAACCATGCCAAGTAGTCTTTGCCTGTTCACGAGAGGTTTGTGGTCCATTGCCTTTAAGCTGGTCAATCATTTTCTGTGCACGAGAAGAATCAAAACCATTCTTTTCAAGATTGGATTTTACGTCTGCAAGTCTAGAAAGCATAGCGTTCTTTGTAGGTGTGTCAAGATTTTTATCGATAATCATACTATCGAGAGTGTTATTCGCATCGATAAGTGCATTAGCTCTAGCTGTATCATTTGGCTTATTCTGTGCATTAGCAATACGACGAGCTTCATCACGGTCGACTTTCCAACGCCAGATAGAAGTAGGATCAGCAGAATTAATCTTACGTGCTTCGATAGCGGCAATCTGGTCAGCGTTTCCTGTCCATTTCTGTAACTTAGTCTTATTTTCAGCAATACGCTTTTCAAGAGCAGAAATTTGAGATTCAATATCTGCAATTTGCTGTTCCTTAGCTTGTGCTTGCGCAGCGGCATCCGAAGCAGCTTGTAAACTTTCACCGTAGCCTTCTAAATCCGGTTGTCCCATTCCGCCATGCATATCATTAGGAACAGACGGACGACCTGCACTGTTAGGAGTATAGCCTTGCATAGCCTGACTTGCACCAGCCGCAAGTTGGCTTTGTGTAGCAGGAACTACCGGCTTATAACCTTCCATAGCCTGTGCAGCAAGAGTAGATTCCAGAGGTGTATAACCTTCCATGTCGTTTCCGGCATTTTGTACTAAGTTATTACGTGCATTTTCTGCATCTATAACAGCGCCATTAAGAAACGGCTCCGGGTCACGCTTAAAATTTCTAAATCTCCAATCGAACGGCATTATACACCTCCTTTGAGTGCAGCAAGCTGTTCTTTAAGTTCAGCAACTTGCTGTGTATCTGCAGCAATCTGGTCTTCTAAAGCTTTCTTGTCTTTAGTGTCCTGTTCTATAAGGTTAGCCTGCTTACGTCCCTGCAGGTAGTCGTAAACCTGCGTACCGAACTTGAAAGCGTTCTGCAGTCCCTGTGTATCGCCTTTCTGTATGGCGTCAATCTGCGGAGCGAAGTCGCGTACGCCGAATACGAGAGAAGTCTGTGGTAAAAAATTGTTAGTCAATGCCATATAAAACCTCTGTAATATTTATTTAACCTACGGCGCTCGCGTCATAATGTCTCTGTGCCCAGCTTCCAGGAGTCTTCCTGTTCAACGACTGGCCGATACTCTTGCTGTTAATCAAATCCAGAACGGACTGAGCTGCTTCCCTTACGGTATTTCCGCCTGTGTAGGTATATTCTTTCGAACCGTTCGCGAACTGTATCTTAATCTTGTTATCCGGCGTAATACGTAAACTCCTGATTGCAGAAGAAGACGGAGAAAGCTTTTCTTTAGGTTCTGTATTCACGTCTGGAACCCACTTAGGATTCGTCTTGATTACTTCCCTAATCATTTCCTGCTTTACGTACGGATTCAAGTCCTTACGGGATTCGATATTGTCGCGAATCTTTTTATATTCTTCAGGGGTGAAAGGCAATGCCGCGTCGTTTACGGTCCTGTTACGGAGAGCGTTGAAATTAGGCGGCCCCGGTACGAAGATAATAGGATAATCGAAACCGTTATCCGCCTTTTCTCCAATAACGGAAGGCAGGTCAGAGCGTGTCGGACCTGAAGAACTGAAAACACGGGCAAGCATGCCCCTAAACCATCCGCCTATTCCCATCTATACTCCTTAACGGTTACCGAATACAGAATTGATGGTAGGAAACTGGGTCTGAGGCATAGTCTGCATCGGAGTCTGCATATTATTCTGAAGATTCTGCAGTTCCTGATTTTCGTTCTGTGCCTTCTTCTGAGCCATGGAAATTGCTGCCATAATTAAAGGAATCATCTGTATATCTCCTTATCCGAAAATTTTACCTAAGAGTGACTTGTTCTGCGTAAGCTGGTTCGCAGCCTTTGCCTGTGCGATGTTAGCCGCATTCTGGGCGAGCATAGAATTGTTATTCGCAAGACCCTGAGTATAGGTACCGAAAGCGTTGAGGGTATTATCCTGTGCGTTCTGGCTGATACCGAGCAAGTCCTTGTTCTTGTTGTACATGTTGCTGTAAGTCTGCTGGCCGATATTCGCATTGGTGCTGAATTCGTTCAATGCACGGCTTCTGTCGGCATTGTACTTTTCGAAAGCCTTGTCCCATTCTTCGGAAGCGAGAGCCTGCTGCTTTGCGGCAAGAGCGTCAGTATAGTCAGAACTGAACATGTTGCCTGCATTGGCCATCGAATTCGTAATCGCGTTAGTGGCCTTGTTGACACGTTGGTTCGCAGCCTTGGAATAGAAATCCTCGATAGACTTGTCGTAATCGAACTGGCCTGCGTCATACGGAGTAAGGTTTTCAAGGGCCTGTACGCGGTCTCCCATCTTGGAAGCCTCGGAACCGTAGGCGTTGTTAACCTTGTCCATGTACTGACGGTAAAGGGCGTTATTCTGGTTGGCCGCGTCTTCAGCCTTTCCGTACGCCTCGTCAAGAGCCGCGTTTGCCGCAGCTACGTTCTTTCCGCCGCGATAGCCGAAAATATCGCCCGGGTCGAAAACATTTGATACTATATCACCGAATCCCATAAGTAATTCTCCTTAAATATTTATGATGATAACGAGGGCGTTGGAATCCAGCTCTATGTATTGGTCCTGTACACCGATTACACCGCCTTTTACTTCGTCTTTCGTAAACGCGAGATAACCCATGACCCTGTTACGGTTTTTCAGGAACGACTGCGGCAAGACGTTCTTGCCTTCAAGGCACAGTCTCCTGTAAAATTTAATCGTACCGAGTTCGACTACTGTCCAGTTGTCTGTATAGTCTTCCTGCTGTACTTCCTCTTCAAAGTTCGACCAGGAGCCCTGAATAGCCTGCCGAATATCTTCAATCTTACTTCCCTGGTTTATTATCATCCTTCTTCTCCAGTGCTTTATTGGCTATTACAAAGCCAAGAATTTCCAATAACTTAAAAATTATCTTACTCATAGTTACTCCTTAAATCGGGGTATTCAAGATGTCGAATCTCAATGTAGAATCTGAAATGACGAAATCGGAATCCTCAGAGAACATTACCTTGATAACGCACTGTCTTGTACGGCCGAGATTAAGCCAGTTGAGACGTGCCGAATATTCGCCACGTTCGCCGAGACCGGCCTCGATGACGTTACCGAAAGTATATCCGCCGTCGTTGGAAACCTGCAACAGGCACGTAGAGAGCTTGTTGTAATTCTCGATAGAACCTGCGTTGCATTCGAGAGAAAGCTGATAGATTACGAAAGGCTTATAGTCAGCGGTAATTACCGGAGTCTGCCTAACGCGATATAGAGGTAAACTATCATTGGCATTGAAATCTTCCCTGTAATAGTCGTCGTCGAGCACATAGAGGTTTCCGTTCTCGCAACAGCCGGTAATAATCTTGTTATTGAACCATACGGCGTACAACGGCATATACGGCTTGTTCTTGGAAGTATAGAAGTTTCTGGAACTTCTGATATGCCATTCGCCAGTCATGATGTCATAGCAGTAGGTTTCGTTTCCTACAGTAAAGATATAGAAGCTGTGGTTGTTCTTGGAATACGTCCATGCCCTAGTATTAGAAATCTCGTTGGCGTTCAAGATACGGTCTAGCCATTCCTCGGAAATCTTAGAAACCTTGGTACCGTCAATCATCAAAACGCACTTCGCGTTAGCCTTACCGGTTCCGATACAGAACTGCGTCTGGTTGACAGAAGCCAAGGAATACTTAGCCTCGAGGCCCTGTTCCTTGTTAATCGTATACGAAACTCTCTGCCATGTCTGATAGGTTTCAGCGTCGCCTCTCTGCCAGAATTCAATAGAAGACGGGCCGTAAAGTGTTAGTAACGCACCAACTGAATAAATGGCTGTAACTCTATCAGAAGAAGATTCGGCGTTAAAATACATCTGTACACCGTAGTCGTCCAGGAAGCAGTATTCGCCGGAATCTACGGGTCTCGTCTTGACTGTAATCTTGTCGGATTCGTACTGAACCTGACCGTCAACAATGTCGAAAACCTGGCGCTCTTCCTGTGACAGAGGATAAGGTTTCGAATAATAGACGTAGCCGGAACCGAGGTCGTTGATAACGATAGAACCGGAAACGACAGCTATATGTGTCGGACGTACGTAAAGGCTTTCCGTAATTCTCTTAGGAAGCGTAATAGAAACCGATTCACCCTTCTTGAGGTCATAGCCGTGGATTGCGACTGAATCTACCCATAACAGGATTGCACGTTCGCCGCCGGATTCTGCGAATTCCACCTTGTTGCCAGAAGTGTAATAACCGATAACTTCGACATTGTAGCCGTTATCTATACGGTAAACAGAACCGTTATATGCGACGAATAACGAAGGAGCGTAGTTCATGGAAGTCAAGCCGGTTGAAGGCACGTACATGCCGTCGACCTGACCTGAATCGCCTAACGAAAGAAGATACTTGATACCTGGGCAAGACTGCATGAAGCGGCGAGCGTCGTCCTTCGTACCGTTGAAACCAGTAAACATGTTGCGGCTGATTGCAGCGCCCTGGATGTTCGGATTCTTGTTCTTGGCTGAACCGCCTACGAAACTGTATGTAATATTCTTAGCCATCTATACTCCTTACCAGGAACGCGGGCAAAGTCCGTCATAGAAACTGTCTAAGTAAGAGCCGCCGATTCCTTCGTATACCAT